CCAAGCAAGCTATCGCCTACATCCGCGTCTCGACCCAAAAACAGGGCCGCTCGGGCCTCGGCCTGGAAGCGCAGCAGGAAGCCATCGCCCGGTTTGCCGCGGCCGAGGGCTTCCACATCATCTACACCTACCAGGACGTCGAAACCGGCAAGGGTGCCGATGCCCTGGACAAGCGCCCTGGCCTGAACACCGCGCTGACCGCCGGCCGCGCCAATGGCTGCCCGGTGATCGTCGCCAAGCTTGACCGGCTGTCGCGTGACGTCGCCTTCATCGCCGGCCTGATGGCGCAGCGGGTGCCGTTCATCGTCACCGAGCTCGGCGCCAATGCCGATCCGTTCATGCTGCACATTTACGCCGCGCTCGCCGAGCAGGAGCGGCGGATGATTTCTCAGCGCACCAAGGTCGCGCTCAAGGCCGCAAGGGCGCGTGGCATCAAGCTTGGCAGCCCGACAGGCCCAGCCATCCACCGCGCGCGCGCCGGCGCCTTCGCCGAGAGCCTGCGCGCCATCGTGGCGCCGATGATCAAGGCCGGCTTCTCGACGCGCCGCATCGCCGCCACGCTGAACAGCCGCGGCATCAAGACGTCAACCGACGGAACCTGGTCGTCCATGACCGTGGTGCGCCTGATCGATCGCCTGGAAGGCGGTGCGCAATGATCCGCCGCCCCGCTCTGATCCTGCTCGCCCTGGTTGGCTGCGGCTTCATCGACTTCCCCGATCGGCCGCTGCATCCCTCGATCGAGGACCGCCGCACCAAGGATGACAGCCTGTGGGCGCCGCTGCCGCCGCTACCGGTGCGGACGTTCGACAAAACGCCCGTGCCCTATGTCGGCGACATCGCGCGCCTGCCACGGGTTCCGGCCACCCACCGCGGCATCGGCCTGCGTCATGGCGACCGGCCCTACTGGGACCGGTTCATCCCGTCGGCCTCGGAAGACGACCCGTTCGACGTCGCGTGCGAAACGCGGCGGGATCCGGAACAGCCCGAAGGCTCGCCGCCGGCGCTGTTCCAGTATTATCGCCACTGCAAACCAAGGAGCTGATCATGGTCGACATCCTCTTCGCTGCCGCCATCCTGTGCGCCATCGGCCTGCTGTGCGCCGCCATGCTCGGCGACTTCAGCAGGTAGGTTTCACGGGAAACAAAACGGCCGGCATGGATGCGCTCCTGCCGGCCGTTCTGCGTTGTGTTGCCCACTATCCGAAGAGGTCAGGACCGAAAGAGCTGCCTTCACGCCACCCTGACAAAAGGGGGCTAAAGCAGGGTAGCAGCAGTCTATCGGTCCCGGGACCGAAAATGGTTCCGATCGTCCCACGCTGTCAAGGGCAGCCACAGCACCGAAATCGAAAATACTTCCCTCAGTGCGAGGTCGCGCGCGCCAGCTCGATCGAGCACAGCCAGCAGATCTTGGTCGGCGCTGCCGGCAAGTCAGGCCGGAACTGGATCGCGTGGTTGCAGTGCGCGCAGGCGCCAAGCGCGTTGTCGGGCAGGATCAGCTGCTCCGGTGCGGTGTAACGCATGCAGACGACAAAGTCGGCTTCGCCTGGCTCGGTGGTGATCTTAGCGCGTGCCATGGTGCTCCTTTGACGCGGCCGGCTGCAGGTAGTGATGATCGCGCAGACCCCTGGCGAAATTGTTCAGCGCGATGCCGACGGCATCCGCATGCGGCCGCTTGCCATCCTGCTCCAGCATGCTGACCGCGCCAGCCAGCACGTCAAGCGAGATCGCAAGCATGATGGCAGCACTCTCCTCGTCGTCATCGATCAGCTGGATCACGCGCCGGATCTGGGCGCGGCAGCGGTCGATCGCGAGGTTGCCAAGGTCAGTCAGTTCGGTGTTGTTCATCGAGCTTCTCCTTCTGCGCTGCGATCGCATCCCAGTAGCCGCTGAAGATCTCGAGCGCCTTCTCTTTGCTGCAGCCGGCCTTGATCAGCGACAGCGCCAGCACGCCGGTGAGCGCGCCGGCGCCGGCCGGCCCCGACACCTGGTGCTGCTCCAGCAGCTCGAGGATGCCGCGCATCACCGCCTGCGGATCCGCCGCCGCTCGATGCTGTTGGTGCTCTCTTATGGGATGGCTCGCTCTATTACTCTGGTGCTCTCTCATGGATGGGCTCGCTGGCGGCGGCGGCTGGCTCGGATCGATCTGGCGGCGGATGTGCATGGCGATCGCTCTCCCTTGATGGTGCGCTCAGTAGCTGTGGCTCGCTCGCTGTTTGTGGTGCTCTCAGTACGTTGTGGCTCGCTCAAGGAATATGGTGCTCTCGCAGTTGTTGGCTCGCTCGATCTGCTTGGTACTCTCCAGAACTATGGCTCGCTCATGCTCATTGGTGCGCTCTCACACTTTGGCTCGCTCCTTGACGCTGGTGCTCTCGCGGTCCGTGGCTCGCTCCCCGTAAATGTTGCGGTCAGGTTGTGTCGGCTCGCTCCGTTGCCTTGGTACTCTCGTGTTGAATAGGCTCGCTCAGTTTTTGTGGTGCGCTCAGCTGAAATGGCTCGCTCGCCCTCTATGGTGCTCTCCAGACGCCTTGGCTCAATGCCAGCCCTTCTTCTTCAGCGCTTTTTCCAGGCCCTTCACCTGGTCGACGTTCGGCACGTCGATGAAGTGCGTGTGCTCGCGGTGCGCGATCGCGTAGGGTGCGGCCGGCAGCTCGCCATGCTCGAGGAACCACCATACGCAATGCAGATGCGACAGGAACAGTTTTACCGCATAGCGCCTGGCACGGGCATCGATCTGCGCCGGCGGCAGCTTGCCGCCTGACAGGTGCTTGAAGGCGTCGGTGGATCTGGACCAGTTTTTCTCGGTGAGGATCTCGGCCGCGCGCGCGGCGTATTCGCCGCTGTCGTTGCGGCCGACATATTTTGCCTTGTGCTCGCGGTACACCGCGCCATAGACGCAGTCCTCGCTGCCGGAAAACTTCATGAATGATTGGCCGATCTTCCAGCACAGCACCTTGAGCTGGCCGTTGAACGGCCGCTTCTGGCCCTTGCTCCACACAAGCGTCGGGTCGAGGCCGGCAAAGCGCCAGATGTGGCCCACCGTCGACGCCTTCTTGATGTCGATGTGCGCCATCAGGCCTGCGGCGATCACCGGTCCGATGCCGTGGATGCTCTTCAGCCAGGGCCCGACGGGCTGGTGGTCGGAGTAGGCATCGAGCGCGCGCTTGATCTGGCCCTCGACGGTTTCGGATTGCTCGGCCAGCCAGCCGATCACCACATGCGGTTCTTTCTCCATGGCGCGGACCTGGTTGTGGGCGCGCTTGCGGTCGTCCTGCATCAGGTAGTAGGCGTCGACCAAATAGCGCGCCTCGTCGGCGGTCATGGTGATCGAGGCCTTCACCAGGTCGCGGGAAAGGCGGTTCAGGATCTCACGGTGCTGCGTTTCGGAAACCGACATGACATCTCCCCTTTTGTTGCGCCGGCCATCAGCGGCCGGCATTGTGAAAAATTAAAGGCGGCCGCATCGCACCTGTACACCTTGGTCATTGAGCCGGTCGGCAATGCGCTTGGCGGCGCGATCGACGGTGCGGTAGAACGTGGTCTTGGCAATGCCGCGCTTGCGGATCTCGACGCTCTGCTTGCGGCGATAGGCGACGGCAAACGCCCAGGCCTGCAGGTAGACGAGCTCATCGCCCTGCAGCCAGCGCAGCCAGTTCATCGCCTCTTCCATCATCGAGATCTCATGCGGCCAGGCGCCCTTAGCGCGCGCCCAATTTTCCCACTGCTGCTTGCGCAACGCATCCATGTTGCCGGCAACATCGGCGAATTCCAGCAGCGGTGTCGCCGGCCAGGCCGAGGCCACCCGCCGCAGCCCCTGCCCAGGCAGGCGCCGCTCGACGCTGAACGCTTCAAACAGCCGCTGCTTGACCTTCTCATGGGTCCAGCGGCTCGGCGCCGACGTCGATGGGACATGGCTGGCGAGCGTGGTCATGCGAACTCGCGTTGTTGCATCATCTGCAGCGTTTGCTCGACAGTCGGCAACTCCTCGATCGGGTGCAGCATCCTGCGCGGCACCCACCACGCAGGCGGCCGGCCTGGAGCACCGAGCCGGAACCACTCGCATGGTGCGGCCTTCATGGCCTCATCCCCCCAGATCCAGCCATCGAGGCGAAACACCGGTGTGAACGCGCACACCGAGATCCAGATCTTATTTTTTTTGAGCTCATCCTTGCCGGGGCGCAGGTTGAGATCATCGTACAGGCGACTGCAATTTGTGCGGACCTCATAGGGGCCGGCATCGGGCCCGCCGACGGCGCCCATGCTCATATCCCAGTAGATCTTGCGCCACCTGCAAACAGCGATCTCGCCGAGGAGCCCCTCGATGTTGTTGCCGAATTTATCCCCGTTACTCTGACCGGTGCTTTCCCGGAAGCGCCCTCTGAGTGCCTGATCATTGCGCGCGGTGCCGATCAGGCCACCGACAAGCACTTCAAACGGCGTCAGCTCGATCTTGATACTCATAGCAGTCTCTCCCGCTCGGCGAGCTCGGCGAAATATTCGGCGATTGCGGCCATGGTGCTGAGTTCATGGTCGGCGAGCTCCCTGGTCATCTTCATCGACATCACCTGGCGCGGATAGACACGCCGGCGATAGTTGAGCTCGCGCTGTGCGCAATCGCGCGCCTCGGTGAACGTGTGGCCATGCAGGTGCAGCTCGGTGGTGGTCATGGCGCCGCCTGCGCTTTCTGGTCGCGCACCAGGCGGAAGTGGATCTCCTGGGCGACCGATCGGAAATTTTCTTCAGCACTGCGCTGCAGGATTTCCCAGAGGTCGGGCGGCAGCCGCACGATCGTGCTGTGCTTCTTGTCGTTGTCTATCGTGGTGGCCTGGATCGTAGTCATACTCCGCACATCCCTTCGCACTCATTGTTGAACAGATCCATTTGCCAGGCGCGTTCCGGCTTTTCGGTCGGGTCGAACTCGACCTGATCGAGCGGCCGGCGCGATTTGTGGAAAAATGGGGTCGTCTCCAGCACCGTGGTGGCGCGGTAGGCGGCCTGGAGCTCACGTTCCTTTTGGGCGGCGTCGGCGAGCTCGGCCGGCGTCAGCCTGAGCCATTCGACGTCGCTGTGATATGGGCAGAACGTGCAGGCCGAGCGCGGCGGCGTCGGGTAGCCTTGTGTTTGCATCCACTCGATACAAACTTTCCTGGTGGCCTGCATCTCGAGCAACGGCCAGCGCGATCGGATGAACGGCCAGGCATTCGGCTTTTTGCGGATCGCCTCATCGAGCGAGATACCGATCCACATCTCGACAAGCACACCATCCTTTTTCGTCACCCGGCTTTTG